TCTTGGTTCAAAGGGAACACTATGAAACTTACAATCTAAAATATCTGTTGAATCTAATTGCACCTGGTTGCAAGATTGTACAAGTTGACGGACTCACAGAAGGTGCGGCCTGTACAACCCTATTAGCTAAAGAATACATCGACAATGATGCACCTCTTGTTATGGCAAACTCAGACCAGTTTGTTGAATGGAACTCCAATGAATGTATGTACGCATTCTCTGCCGACTCTATCGATGGTGGTATTCTTACATTCAAAGCGACACATCCAAAATGGTCGTATGCTAAACTAGACGAAAATGGATTTGTTTCCGAAGTTGCTGAGAAAAAGGTAATCTCCGATGAAGCTACAGTTGGTATCTACTACTGGCGTCACGGTTCGGACTACGTTAAGTATGCTGAACAAATGATTGCAAAAAATATCCGAACAAACGGTGAATTCTATACCTGTCCAGTGTTCAACGAAGCCGTTGGTGATGGTAAAAAAGTTCGTGTTAAGAACATTGAAAAGATGTGGGGTATCGGAACACCTGAAGACTTGAATTACTTCTTGGACAATCACAAGGAATAAAAAATGATTTTATCTGACGTTGGCGCACATTGGGGGCAAGATTCATTAGACGTAACACAACATAACCCTGATGTTATTTGTTATGCCTTTGAACCAACTCCAGAGTTGGCAAGAAACTTACGCATTGCCGCAGAAGTGAGGGGAATGAAAGATCGTTATCATGTTTATGAACATGCTATTTCAGACTTTGATGGTGAAGCAGATTTTCATATGGTTGAAGGTGACACAGGTTCAGCATCACTGAACGAATTCGCTGACAATTTATCCGAAACTTGGCCTGGTCGTACCGATTTTGTTGTTCGTGGTTCCAAAAAGATTAATGTTTATCGACTTGATACTTGGTTGAATATCTTTGCACCAGAACTTACGAAGATTGACCATCTGCATATTGATGCACAAGGCTCAGACCTTGCTGTATTGAAAGGTCTAGGTAAAAAATTATCAATGGTTCAATCTGGTGTTGTTGAAGTACCACAAGAAGACAAACTCCGTCTTTACAAAGGTCAACACACAAAACAAGATGCATTGGACTTTTTGGAACAAAATGGATTTGTGATTGATAAAATTACATCACAAGTGAATGAAGATAATTTATATTTTGTGAGGAAAACATGAACGTAGCAGTAGTATTAACAGGACACATGCGTTGTTGGGAACAAGTTTATCCCAATTTTAAAGAGCATATTGTTGATAGATATAATCCAGATGTTTTCATTCACACCTGGGGTGATGAAGCATATTGGGACCCACATAGTCAGGCTGGTATTGTCGAAGATGCACCAATGATTGATAATGATGCAATTATTGAAACTTACAAACCTGTGGATTTTATCGTTGAAGACTATGAAGACTACAAAGAAGATTTTGCAAAACGTGCAGAGTTTTACACAAACTTCTATCATGTTCCGAAGAACATTATTTCTATGCTGTACAAACTTGGTTCAGGTATGTTGATGCTTGAAGACCACATGTTTAAGACTGGCAAACAATATGATTTGGTCATTCGTATGCGTCCAGATTTAACATTCAATGAACCATTGCCAGATTTTAATCCACAAAAGTTCTACACTCTTGGATATAGAAATCACATGGGTCAAGGCACTTCTGATATGATTCAGGTTGGCAACTTCTTCTCAATGTGTTTATTCTCAAAAGTATTACATTTCTTGCCGCAAGTTTATCGTGAAACCGGACTCCTATGTCCACATGTTATATCAGAACAATTCATTCGTAGGATTGGTTTACCTTGGGAAGAATTTATGATTAACAAAACAATCATGCACACACCACTCGGTGAATACAAACACAAAAGTCTATATCAATGAAATACATTGCACATCGTGGTCTCTTTCAGGGTCCAGACAAAGGAAAAGAAAATCGGCCGAGCCAAATCCTGTTGGCTCTCGACAAAGGTTATGATTGTGAAATTGATGTTTGGTGGATAAAAAACGAATGGTGGCTAGGTCACGATGAACCTCAATACACGGTCGAAGAAGAATTCATCGGTAAGCAAGGCCTTTGGTTACATTGTAAAAACCTAGAAGCACTACATGAATTAATCAGTAGACCCTTTAAGTATGTTTATTTTTGGCATCAAGAAGATGATTTCACTCTAACTTCAAATGATGTAATTTGGACCTATCCAGGAAAACACCTAACTAATAACTCCGTTGCTGTTGTACCAGAAAGGTGCGACAAGTATTGGGAATACGTAAAGACCGTTGATATTGTTGGAGTGTGTACAGATTATGTCGAAAAATTCATCACTGAAACTATCCCTTTGTCTGTCGGGACAATCTAGAGGCCTATTTGAAGCACACAAGTACGTTAGGAAGAATTTACTTGACGTATTTGATGTTGATGTATTTGTACACACGTGGAAACCACAAGGTGGTATAACACAACTCAAAACATATGAAGATATAAACTTCATATACAATCCAATCTACAATGCATACGATTATCCGTTACCGGAGAACACCAACTCCGACATGATGGTTCCGAATGCGTCACATCCAGCAAACTTCTGCACATCGATGTTCTATTCAATCTATAAGGCAAATGACCTTAGGATTCGCCATCAGATGCTGAAGGGTGTAAAATATGATTTTGTCATCCGTTCCAGATTCGACCTCGCACTCAATAAAGTTATAGATTTTAACTCATTGGAAAAAGGTAAAGTTTATGTATCTAAAGATACGGATGGACCAAATCCATTATTGAACGACCAATTTGCTATTGCTGATCCTGATACGATGAATATCTATTCATCAACTTTTTTATATCTCCGAAGATTGTATGATTCCGGAGTTTCTCTTTGTGGCCACGAAATGCTCCAAAAGCAACTAACAAGGAATTCTATCCCAGTTGAACGTATTGATATTGACCATCCATTCGTTGATGGTAAATTTAATATTGGAAGACACTCTTTAATTAGAAGTGATATGGACAAATGGGTGGATACAAAGATTTGGGGCTACTAAATACCTAAACCTAATAGTCACAGCGTACTACTCAGAGGATTTAATGTTACCGTTTTCCAGATTTTTAATTGAACAAGAAGACACCGAAGAAGGTGCGAGCCGTCAGATTAAACACTTGACGCACGTAGAAGACCGCCCGCTCCAGAACGGAGAAAGGGGTGCTAAACACGCTATCGCTTCTTTGACTACGGCAGCCCAACACATACAGCAAGGTAAAAAGAGTTCAGAACTCACCACGAAATATGATGGTTCTCCTGCTATTGTTTATGGACGCCATCCAGAAAATGGCAAGTTTTTCGTAGCATCGAAATCTGCTTTCAATAAAACACCAAAGATTAATTACACACCCGCTGATATTGAAAAGAACCACGGACATGCTCCAGGTCTAGTCAAAAAGCTAAACGATGCACTACAGCATTTACCAAAAGTTGCACCAGAGAAAGGTGTTTATCAAGGTGATATGATGTTCTCACATGAAGATAAAACACCAGCTAAGGGTGGTGGAACATCTTTTCATCCAAACCCATCAGGATTAACATACACAGCACATGGCACACATGAAAATGCTGTTAAGAAGGCCAAGATTGGAGTTGTTACACACCTTTCTTATTCAGGTAAAGATGCTGGTAGTTTAAATGCTTCACATGAAGTGAACCACGAAAAGTTCAAACAACATCCAGATGTGTTCTCTGTTGATCCTAGAATGGATACATCCAAAGTGCATTTTGGTCCCAAAGATCGTGCTGAATTCAATAAACATATTGCCGCCGCACAGTCTGTGCATGACACTCATGGTGGTGACATGTATGCTGGCACTTCAACACATCATGGTGTTGGTGGTCATTTAGAAACATATATGAATCACACTGTTCGAACAGGTGAAACTCCAAACCACCAAAATTTCAGTAATTGGTTGGAAACCAAAAAGAATAAAGAAATCGATAAACTGAAGGTCGAAAAGAATAGAACAGCCAAGCAGACCGAAATGAAGGATGAATTGGGTAAAATCGATAGGAATAGAAAACACTACAATAATCTATTCAAAATGCACCAGCATTTGCAGAAAGCAAAAAACGTGCTAATCAATGTGATGAATCAACATCAAGAGTTTCAACATGAACATGGTGGTGAAGCGGCTAATCCAGAGGGTTATGTTTTTCACCATGGAAATGAATCTGATAAATTTGTTAACCGTGCAGAATTTTCACGTAGGAATTTTGCAGGTATAAGGAACATTTAAAATGACTTTTTTAAGTTTTAAACAATTGGAGTCTTATCGTTTGCATGAAGGTCGTGCAAGGATGGCTTCTTCTGGTGTCGCCGCCGAAGATCATTTGATTAAATATGTTTTACCTCATTTAAATTCGGAACAACATACACATACTTTGGCTACAGAACATGAAGATTTGCCAGCAGGTTCTCATGTTAAATTAAAAAGTTTTGATGTTATCAATGATAAAGTTCATGTTCACGCCGAAGATCAAAGTGGAAATGACCAACTAATTCCCTTGTCAAAGTTATATAAACCAGGTGAAGCGCCAGCAAATAGGGGACATGACTATGAAAATAAATTTGTTGATAGATTGAAGAAACATGGTATTATGCCACACCATCTTTCAGGTGCAGGTTCAACCGCAGGTACAGATTTTGCTGTCGAAAATAGAAAAAAGAAAATATCACATCCAGGTGCCGTTACTGGTTCTCTATTAAATGGAGAAACAAAAGATGGTGTCACAGCATCTATGGGCCAATTAACAATACACCACACAAAAGAAAAAGGTTGGCACATTGGTGATAAAGCAAAACAAAATAGACCAAAATACGCAGAAGAAATCCGAAAAGCTGGTATTTTAGAATACATGAACAAGATGCATGGTGAACCCGATAAGGCTGAATCAACGGGTTCAGGTAGAGCAAAAACAATCGAATTAAAGCATCCCAACTTGGATCCAGCACATGCATACTTACAAGACCATCATGTACATGTGTTACAGGTTGGTGGATATGGAACTTATAGTGTTGGTAAAAAAGATGAAACTGGCCATGGACTTCCTAATATATCTGGCAAAGGTGCCTGGAGAATTAGAGAAAAGCAAAAGGGTAATAAATTTGCTAGGACTGTAGCATTTCATCCTGATGGTAAATCTGGTTTAAATAAAAGCACTTATGATTTAGATAAAGATGAAGATTTACACAACTTTAAAACGACTTTAGGGCATAAAGATTAAATGAAATCATTTTTAGAAAACTTAGAAGCAAATTCTAAAACCCACAAGCCTGTGGTGATGGCGTTTGGTCGCATGAATCCTCCAACTACAGGACATGAGAAGCTGGTCAATAGAGTTAAAGACATTGCAAAAGATTACAATGCACCGCATCACATTATCATTTCACATTCCGTGGATGCTAAAAAGAATCCGTTAGATATTGCTTCAAAATTAAAACACGCAAACCGTTTCTTTCCTAATACTAATATTGAAGCATCGTCTAAAGAACATCCAACATTCTTGCAACATGCGGCAAGATTACATGCTATGGGTCACGATCATTTAATTATGGTTGCAGGTTCAGATAGAATACCTGAATATGAAAAGAAGTTGCAACAATATAACGGTACAGCAAAAGGCTCACTCTATAACTTTAAGAAAATTGAAGGGAAGTCTGCTGGCCAACGTGAGCCTGATGCAGAAGGTACGGAAGGAATGTCAGCATCAAAGATGCGTGAACATGCACAGAACAATGATTTTCATTCTTTTAAACAGGGTATTCCACACCATGTTCCAGAGAAACATGCACGTGAATTGTTCCGTGATGTTAGAGGTGGAATGGGCATACATGAGAATGTTAATCATGGTATGTTCAAAGCCATTTTCATTTCTGGTGGTCCAGGTTCTGGTAAAGATATTATCATTCGTGAAGCCATTGCAGAACAAAATGCTGTCGAGATTACTTCAACCACCGCAATCTCAATTCTAAATGATAAGCACAAGTTGTATGAATTTTCACGTGATGGCCGCCGTGAAGCAATTCGTCAACGTCAACCATTAATTATCACCGGCACGACAAACGAACAGTATAATATTATTGCCATTCGTGAAGAACTTGAAGAACTTGGTTACGAAACAATGATGATTTTCGTCAACACATCGAACGAATCATCTAGAAAGCGTAATGAACGCCACGAAAGAATGATGGCGGAATCTGTACGCCAAGAGAGATGGGAAGTCACACAACTTGTGGCAGAAAAATTCAATCAGGAATTCAAGAAGTATTTGGAGTTTGATAACTCCATCGACCTGAATGAAGCAAATGAAATTGAAACGTCAGAGAAAGAGGAAGACATTTCTATCATATACGAAATGACTAACTGGTTCTTTGATACCCCTGTTGAGAATGAAATAGCCGAATCTTGGATGATTCGACACAAAAAACATAACATCAATAAGATGTTTGAAAACTTTATAACAAAACCTACATTAGAAAAGGGATATAAGAAATATGTTACAGAAACTAAAACAAATAGCAAAGCTGTTCTTACCGAAGGACCAAGTTGCTCCTGCGGAGACAAAACCACATCCTCTGGACGGTCCGACCAAAAAAGCGGTTCTTACAAGCGTTTCAGACTTGCCGACAACATCTGTCCAAGCTGTGAACTCGTCAGAAGACAAGGTAAGCCAGACGACATTAAAGACGGAGGAGTTACCTCAAACTCCAGCTACACCTTCAGAACCTATGAAAGCAGTAGCCCAACCATCACCGTCAAAAGTCCAGCAAAAGAACCCCGTTTCCAACAAGACAACGACAAACAGAAAGCCAAGAGGCAGAAAGCCTCAGGCGCCGAAGCAGGCAAAGTGATAAAGGCGGCAGGTGTTACACCTGAATACGATACACGTGGTTCAGGTACAGTTTATCCAATGTCCGGTCTCGGTATGGTTACATATAAAGAACAGACAGCGCATAAATATACCAGTACCGCAGAGGTGACACGCAAATCTTTCAATAAGTTTAGACAAGAATCAATTGATTCTCCTAGCACAGAAATGGGAGTCACCGGTGGAGACCATGGACCATCTAATAAAGAACCGATGGAAACTTTAAATAAGATTGAAACCAACCCTAAGAAGAAAAAGAAATGAAAAGTTTCAAACAATTTTTAGAAGAATCAGCCGCATGGCAGAGAAAAGCAGGTAAAAATCCCGAAGGTGGATTGAACCGTAAAGGTATTGCTTCTTATCGCCGTGAGAATCCAGGTTCTAAACTATCGATGGCCGTGACAACACCACCTTCCAAATTGAAACCTGGAAGCAAAGCGGCTAATAGAAGAAAATCATTCTGTGCTAGAATGGGTGGAATGCCAGGTCCTATGAAGGATGAAAAAGGTAGACCAACTAGAAAAGCATTATCACTACGCAAATGGAACTGCTAATTTAAACGGAGAAATAAATGTTCAACAAAAACGTATTCACCCAAAAGGACCCAATCGCTGACCTTATTAAGGATATCAACGAAGCCGACTATAAGGCAAAAATGGAAGCATTGAAGGGTAATCAGCACAAAATCGATAAAAATAAAAACAATAAGATTGATGCTCACGATTTCAAAATTCTCCGTGGCGACAAGAAAGTCAACGAAGAAGAAATTGAAGAAGACTCAAGTGTTAAAATTCCTACTTCCACTGGAACAAGAGTTTTGGGGCACCGTTATGGTAATGCCGCTAAAACGCACCGTGATTCCATGGCTGATCCATTTGCAGTAGTTAAAGAGCTGCCGCTAAAGATGTCAAGCGTTCTAGTTATGCTGACCGTGCCGCTTTGATGAAAGCTGGTGGTGTTAAAGATGACCGTGGTCCACGTGGTGTGACACAAGAAGAAGTTGAAGAATTGGACGAACGTGAACTTTCTAAAGGTGAAACTGCCGAGAAAGAGCGCATCGTCAAAGGTATGAAAAAATCTCTAGCAGGTTTCAAATCACGTTACGGCGACAAAGCAAAATCTGTAATGTATGCTACAGCAACAAAGGCCGCTAAAAAGGACTAAGCAATGAGCAAAGCCGGTAAATTAGTCAAGAACCTGGTGAAGGCCAAAAAAGAATCCGTAATGGGTAAACTTGGCGATTCACCTTATGAGGATCCAATGGAACCTTGGTCTGCAAAATATCAACAACCCGTCAAAGAAGAAGTTCTGAATGAAGATGGACTTCTAATGAAGTACATTCGTTCGCTTGGCTTCAATCCCGAGTTTATGACTTTTGCACAGCGTTCATCATATGCACGATCAAATGCGTTCAAGCGTTTTAAGGTGGGTCACACTTTTGATGCCGCAAAACAGAACATTAAAAAGGAAGAAACTGAACAAGTTTCTGAAGCCGGTTTCGTTGATGTTTCACGTATGAGCAATCGTGAGATTCAACGCATGGGACATGCAGATGATGATGAACCGACACAACGTTCTTATAACAAACCTGCGGATCATCCACATGCTGTTCATATTAATGGTAAAAAGTGGAAATCATTCGGCTCACAGTCTCATGCTACAAACGTAGCCAAAAAAATCAAAGGTGCAACTGTTCACCGTGAAGAAGTTAATGAAGAATCTGAACAATTAGATGAAGCTGGAACAGGCCTTCTAATGTCTTTCATTAAGTCTAAAGGTTTGAATCCTTTGACCATGGACGGCAATCAAAAGAAAGCATATGCACGTTCTTCTGAATTCAAAATTTTCAAGATGCGCCACGTGAAAGAAACATCTGGTATGGGTGAACGTGGTGACGATTGGAACGAAGAAAAGAAACAGGTTAAAGAAGCTGTTGATGAAAAAGATACAGTAACAATGGATATTCCATTACTCATTCGTGTTCTTGAATATGCACGTGAAGATGCGAAAACTGATATGGACCTGCACAAAGTTGTTGAAAATCTAATCAACATGCGTGGTGAAGGTGCATTGTCGATGGACATGTACAACAAGATTGTTGCAATCAAAGAAGAACTTGAAAAGTTGGATGAACTTTCCTCCGACCTTCTAGGTCGCTATAAAAAAGCCGCAGGTGCTCAAGCATCCGCCGCAGATAAATCCGGTGATATTGCAAAAGGCAACAAACGCTTTTCTGGTATAATGAAAGCTACTAGAAAACAGTTCGACAATGATGCTAAAAAAATCAATGAACTGAAAAAGATGCCCGATAATATGGATGCCGATGACCATATTACACGTGAAGATTTACGCAAATGGTTTAGCAAAACTGATCCAGAGGGTGATTGGAAAAGAATCAATTCAAAAGGTGAAGTAGCAGGTCCGTGCGCCAGGGAACCAGGTGAACCAAAACCAAAATGTATGTCAAAAGAAAAACGTGCTGAACTCAGTAAGAGTGAACGTGCGGCC